AAACCACCAGTTACAAACATGTCATCAGTTGAAAGTATAACAGTTTTGTTACAGCAACCTTCATGATATCCATGACATTTAAATAATTCACCAACAGTGCTTTTACCAGCACCAGATACTCCACGAACTAATATTAAGTCCATTTTACACTCCTTTATACTAACTATCGATTCCTGTTACTTGTGTGATAAAATACCCTTTACACTCGTTATGTAGCCCCATCTACACGTATGCAGACAGGGCTACTGAATAAGGACAGATTGTTAGCCAGGTAACGTAAAGGGCTCCGTGCATGGATTGTACCAATGCCATGAACAAGCAGTTATCCCCTTATCTTCATCAGCATCATAATCTTGTTTAGACCGACCACGCTCATAATCCACACCAGGCTTAATTTCCAGCCCAAAATGGGTTGCAAGCTTAGACATGGTTTCAGCTTTAAGCACAGCAGGTAGCACCACGCCATGGTCACACTCAAATCTCAACCCAAATGTAGGGATGAACTTCTTAGTAACCGGGTCTACTTCATTTACCCATTTCTCTTTGCCAATAGCCCTATCAAAGAGCATTGCACCAACAAATAGTTGAAAGGCTTTCAGTATTTTCATAACAGTTCTCCTGTTTAATCAGTTAGTAGGTTAATCAACAAACAGCAACTAGACACCATGCCATAGTATTATCCGCTTATCGAGAGATAAGCAGGGGATATGCACCAAGTGCCCGAAGTTTTTCTCAAGTGTGGGGGCGACGGATGATTAAACACAGCGTGTTTAACTCAACCGTTGCGGACCCCCCACGCCGTGAAAAACGAACGGGTACGGTGCGATGTATATCCCGTACTCCCATTCTGCAATAATTTTTGAAACTTTTTTTTACCGTGAATCCTTGGATTACCCCCTTAATATTAATTATGAACTACAGCCGTAAGGCTCTAGTTTTCGTAACGCACTGATGTGGCGTCACTTAGAGCATCTATCTTAAAGTAAATAATAGGTATTGTATTTAATAACAAAAGGGTTTTACATTTTTTGTAATATTTTTTTCTTATTTGCACTTAGGTGTTCAAGATAAAATATAATAAGGGGAGGCTTCGCCGTGTACAACAAAGACAGTATTGATTACAGAACAGTGCAAGGCTATCTCAGGGACAATGGTGAGCTGAATTACCAGGTGCTTTGGGATGACTTGGCTGGAGTCTGTGGTTTAAACGCCCAAAAGAGGCGTGAAAAGAGATATAAGGAGGTAGTAGATGCATATGAGAGATGGATTAGAGAGGATGGGGAGAATCTTACTAAGTTTACTAAGGATAGCTTTGATGTGGTTGGAACTGCTGATAATACGGGGTTTAGGGGAGATTTCCCTGCTATACAACCGAAAAGCCCCGTTGATTGGATTACCTACGTCAAGGGACATAAGGGAGATGATGATTGGATTATTGAGGCGTGGGGAAGACGCATTACATTCGAGGAGGTAGCCCAGCTTGTTATTGAGTTATATAAGAATGAGGACCGTATATACCCCCCTAGGAGATTAGGGGGCAGGTATGATGGTGGTGATAAGCTGGTGAAGTTTTTGCTTGAATGCATTATAAATGGGGCGGTAACTTGGAAGATACTAAGGAAACACAAGCTTGTCCCAGATTTTTAAACAAGGAAAGGAAAGAGTATGTTTGAATCAATAGAATGGTTTACTTGGGAGTTATTCACAAGTGCAGAGACAAATGCATGGTGGTTAATGATGTGTGTATTCACATTCACCTGTATAACCTTTATCTGCACTAATGTTGCTATAAGGACTTCCCTAGACAGGCTAGAGAGGCATTTAGGCACTTCAGAACCATCCCATTCTTTATTAAAGAGAATAAGGGTATGGTTTTATAAGGTGTTCTTTTTGCGTGTTTATAAGAAATAGCTAGGGAGCGAGATAGGAGCGAGATAGGAGCGCAGGATTGTACAATGTGACGATAAACCACAAAGACAGGGGTCCTACTCATTATAAGGTCTATAAGAAGAATGAGGCTATTGTTGATGGAATAGACTTTGTTCATTGGAAGGACGCTAATGAGGGAGATTGGGCTTTAACTGATGATGATTATGTAGCTATTATTATCAAAAAGAAGGAGTATTATACCAAGAAGGATAACCAGAAGTCCTGTTATTACAGAGCTCCCTTCGGTTACATAATGTATAACTCGAAGTACCCTAATACTAAGTTCTGTGCTGGTGGTAGAGTAACAAATACTACAATGTCGGGTAAAAGCTGGCTTGAAGTGCGCTGTGGTAGTGAGGATTACAAGGATTTAGCTCTATGGGCGGCTTTAACCGAAGACCGTGATATTGCTATAGATAAAGTTTATGGGAGCGTGAGTGCTTCAAAAAGACGTAAATTAAGGCGTCACATGAGAACGGAGGTTTTCAAGAGTATGAAAAGAGACGAAGCGCAGAAATTACTAGCAGATAACCTTATGGATGCTGATTATTTTGTAAATTTGATGAAGGATGGCATTGATATGGCGAAGGATAAGAGGGATGTTAATGCAATCAGGGGTTTTGTCAATGATGGTATGGAAATACATGGGATGAAGGACAAGGAGACTGTAACTACTACAGATAGGATAGAGGCTGTGCAGACTAAGACACTCATTGATAATATAAATGAGGAAGAAAATAAGTTAATAGCCACAAGGAAGATAGAAAAACCTGTATCGGATGAAGAAGAGTAAGAATTTCGAGAAACAATGGGAAGAGCAGAATGCTTTAAAGAAATTAAAGCGGAATATAGGTCTTTTTGGGAAAACTATGTTCCCATCGGCTTTAAATCGTTCTGTACCATCGTTCCATCATGAAATATATAAAGCCCTGTCTGATGAGACTTTAAGGCGTGTACTAATAGCGGCTCCGAGAGGGACGGCTAAGAGTACTGTGACCTCCTTAATCCTCCCCTTGCACAAAGTCGCCTTTAAGCCGTCAGACAGGGACCTATTTATAGTTATTATCTCGGAATCGCAGTCACAAAGCATTAATTTCCTCTCTAGAATCAAGTATCATCTGGAAAATTCAAAGAATTTTACTCAGATGTTTGGAGATTATGGACCTACAACAGCAAAGAGATGGACTAACAATGATATTGTTCTGGCTAATGGCTCACGTATTGTGGCTGTTGGTACGGGTCAGCGTGTTCGTGGTTTTATTGAGGGCGACACTCGACCTAATCTTATAGTCGTAGACGACTATGAGTCAGAATTAAATGCGGCTACCGCCGAGGGGCGAGCCAAGAACAGGAAGTGGATGACAGAAGCTGTTATCCCGTCTCTTTCTGATGACGGTAGAGTGGTTCTAATTGGTACGGTTATAAGCGAGGATTGTTTTTTATATTGGGCTAAGGAAAGTACTGCGTGGCATGTACTGTGGTTTTCTATTTGGGACGAACATGGCGATAGTATATGGAAGGAAAGGTTCCCAATAGACAGGATAAAGCAGATAAAAGAGGAATTTGAGAGTGTGGGGAATTTAAACGGATTTTATCAGGAGTATATGAATGAAGCACAATCACCAGACAATGCGCCATTTAAGCCGGAATATATCAAATTACACCACTATACTTACAAGAGGGAAGGAGGTCAGAATCTTATCACTCGTACAATCGATGGGGATACAGTTAGAAAGCCTGTTGATATCTATTGCGGCATTGACCCTGCTTCTTCTCTTGCCGCTAGGAGTGATTTCTTTGTCATTGCTACTATTGGCATTGACAATGATGGGAACAATTATATTATCGATATTTACCGTGATAAGCTGGACCCTGCGCTTCAGCCAGAGAAAATTATTGATATTTTTAAAAAGTTCAGCCCAAAGCGTATGAAAATTGAGACTGTGGGCTACCAAGAAGCATTGAGGGCTAATGTACGAAAAATGATGTTTGAGCAGTCTTTGTATATACCAGGACTCGAAAAAGGCATAAAACCAAGACAAAGAAAGTCTGAGAGATTGCTATCCTTGGTAGCCCCCTTGGCTAGGGGTGAGTTTTACTTTAGACCTGAGGATTTAGTTGCTCAACAAGAGTTTCTTTCTTATCCCAGGGGAAAACATGATGATATACTCGATGCTATATATTACGCAATGGTAGGAATTAGACCATGTAGGCAAAAGGAATACATAAATTCTGATGAGAAAAAAACATCTAATAAATTCCTTGATTGGATGACAATG